CGGCGCACGGCTTCGTCGTAGTTGCGCCAGGCCTGACGGCGCATCTCCGAGGCTTCGGTGCAGAGGGCGCTGTAGTCGGCGCGCTTGGCGGTTCCGCTCAGCAGCAACGCCAGGAGCCGGCCGTGGACCGCGCGGATCGCCTCCCATTGCGGCGTCGGCTTGTCGCCGATCCGCGCGGTCCAGCCGGCCATGGCGTCGGTAAGGACGCTGGAGATGAACGCCCTGCGCACGCGCTCCCAGCCCTCGGTGTCGATCACCTTCCAGCGGTGCAGGCGCACGGCGTAGGCCAGGGCGAATTCGTTGATGCGGGCGCTAGGGACGCCATCGAACAGGCGCACGGTCAGATGGCCCATCCAACGCGGCATGAGGTCGGCCGGGCAGGCCTGGACGCTGTCGATGCTGGGATGAATGGCCCCCAGCAGGCAGGCCACGTCGCGGCCGTCGACGGCCCCGCCGGGTCTATGCCAGCTGCTTTGGACCAGCCGCCCCTCGGCGGCGTAGGTTTCGATGTTCTTGGCGGCCACGTCGTGGTCGATGGTGAGTGCGTCCATAGTCAGGATCCTTTCGGGGTTTGACCGTTGCGGAACTTGTGACCGGCTAGTCGGCCGGGACTTCTTCGAGCGGGCCCTTGGGCTCGACGATGGGGATGGGCGCTTCGACGACGCCGTGGGCCTCGCGCCAGGCGCGGCGGCCGTCCTCGTAGGCGGCCTGGCGGGCGGCGAGGCGTTTGGCCTCGGCGGGATCGGTGGGCGCTTTCACGACCGCCACCACGGCCGGCCGCGCGGCTGCCAGGAGACCAGCGGGCGCGGCAGGCCCGCGCCCAGCACAACGCCGCGGCTGTAGGCGTCGCCGAAATTGGCGATCAGCGGCAGTGGCGGCAAGAGCGCGCCGATGCCCCACCATGCGGCCGGGTGAGCCATCAGGAGCGCCCACTGGGCGCCCACGCGCAGGCCCCGGCGGAAATCCTCGCGCTGGCGGGCGAAGACGCGGGGCTGGAAGCGGACGACGCTCATGCGAACTCGTCCTCGCCGATCAGGTCCTCGTCGTCGTCGGCCTCCGGCTCGTCCTCGACGATCGGACAGTCGTCGAAGGCCTCGTCCAGGCCGTCGTCGAAGATCACATCCAGATGGCTCATGCGCTCCTCCCGAGCTGGGTTTTGCCGATCGCCCGGCCACGCGGGGTGGCGACGACGCCGCCGCCCAGCGCCCCGCTCCCGCGCCATTCCAGAAAGCCCAGCCGCAGCAGGGCCCGGACGGTCGTGCGGTAGACGAACTGATCGCCGCGCCAGTAGCCGCGGCTGCACGGTGTGATGTGGTGGCGGCCATCGGCCAGCAGCCGCAGGGCGGCCAGCTGGGCGATGCTCAAGGGCGCGCTCATCGCAGCACCGCCAGGCCGGCGAACACCAGCACCGCCAGGCCGGTGAGGGCGAAGATCACCCCGCACAGCATGGCCCCCTCGACGCGGCGCGGCCGGTTCACGCCGCCCCCTCGCCGGCCAGCTGGGCGGCGTAGACATCGACCAGGGCGTCCTGTTCGCCGGCCTGGACGGCGTCGCGCGCCCGCCGGGCCAGCAGGGCCTTCAGGGCCTTGGGCTCGAACCCGGCTCCCTTGGCCTGGCGGTAGGTGTCCGCGATCGCCTCGTCGGTCAGCTTGCGATCGAGCGCCAGCGCCTCGAGGCGTTCGACGAACTGCCGCAGCTGCGAGGTGGCGTTGGGTTGTGGCATGCAAGAGGTCCCCGCCGGGCGAAGCGCCGGTGTGGAGCGCATGGGTGGATAATTCGTGGACGCTGTCAACGTCCATTCTACGCGGACGAAGTTTCGATAGCGGCGCGCCCGAAATTCCCGGCCAATTAGGCCATGGCGCTGGTGGCGTGGGGGCTATGGGCTGGCGGATTGGGCGTGTGGCTCTGGGCCGCCGCCCGTTCGCAGGGCTATTGGCCGGAGCCCTTCCCGAAAATGACGGCCGCCGCCGTCGGAAGAGGGGCTGATGCGTTTTGGTGGCTTCTGACCCTTCTGACCCTCATCCCGGCGACCGCCTTTCCGGAGCGCGCGCTTCAGCGATTCGACGTCGGCCTGCTGATCGATGTGGCGGCCGCGCTGGGTATCTTCCTGGTCCTGCTGTTCAGGCTGGGCGGCGCGAGGCCACCGGGCTCTTGGCGCATGGTAGAACGCCGCCGGCGGCGCTGGGCGTGGGCGCTATTTTCCGCGATCGCAGGTCAGATCGCCCTTGGATTGGTGGGCGGCCCGGCCGTCCCCTAGAACATCCCCGGTTTCCATACCGCGTGAAGCGCCTGGATGCTGGATGCTTCGAAGTGAACCTCTTTACGCTCATTGTATTGCAGCGCCCACACCTTGCCGTCTCTGCGGCCGGTGAAGGTCTTAACTATCGCGGTGGCGTCGTTGAACAATATCAGACAGTCCTGATTTTTTGCGGGCGGCACGTTTAGCCTGACTGGCAGGATCTCGCCCGAGAAGTAGCGCGGCTCCATGCTCTCGCCCACCAGGCGCACATAGATCAGCTCGCCCGCGCCGTTCCACCACGGCGGTGGATCGATGTAGTCCAGCACCCGATCTTCGGCGAAGGCGATCCTGTCGTCGCCGCCGGCGGCCGCGTAGCCATAGACCGGGACGCGTGAGCTGGCCCGCGCCTTGCGAGCGCCCACCGGACCGACGCCTTCAACCTCCAGCGCCTCGCCGAAGTATTGTTCGATCTTGAGGACCTCGACAGGGGTGACCCGCCGCGAGCCGGCGAGTACCTTCACTAGTGACGACGGATCGAGCTCGAGATGGCGCGCCAGGTCGGCCTGGCTGCGGCGCATGTTCTTCAGCCGGCCGCGAACGTCGTTGAGCCTCATACCCCCGAACGTGGAAAATATTTCCGTTAGAGGCCATTGACGGGTTTGGCGAACAGTCAGAGCCATGGCGTGGAAATACAGTCCACATGGAAGTTCCACAATGCAGCTTGGCCATGAAATTCAGGAGGCGCGGGAAACGCCCGCCCACCGGGCGATCCGGCTCCTGGGCGCCAAGCGCATCGCCGGCGCCTGTGATCTGACCACCAACGCCGTGTGGAAGTGGGAGACGACCGGGCGCGGTCTGATCCCGGCGCGACATCAGGCGACGGTGCTGGACCTGGCCGGAAGGCTCGGCGCGCCGTTCACCGCCAGCGAGATCATCGGCGTCATCGCTTGACCCACAATTGGACACCGGCCGACGCGGCCCGCTGGCGCGAGCTGGGAGCGATGGTGGCCAGGGCCATCGAGCGGCCGCCGGCCGACCCCGGCACCTCGCGCCTGCTGCGCACCTGCCGCCAGGCCAAGCGCTGGGCCTTCCCCACCGCCGACAAGGCCCGCTGGCCGCAGCTGCGCGCCCTGATCGAGCTGGGCGCCGGCGTCTGCCTCACCCCGCCACACCTATTCCACGTGCTGCAGGGGCCGCTCAACGCCGTCCGCGACCTGGTGCTGCCCGAGCTCACGGCGGCCTGCGTCGCCGAACCGTCCGAACCGCGCCCGGCCTGGTGGGTCGATTAGAATGGCCGACAGGGGGCAAAATCGGGTCGAAAAGGGCCAAACTGGGTTGCGCAAACCGGACACACCCGGACACCCCCAAATGCAGCCGATTTTCGCGGCGGCCGGCGGCCTCCGGGCGTTGGCGCGGGGCCTGTGCGTAAGTAAATCGGCCGTGGCCGAGTGGGCGACCGTCCCCCAGCGCCGCCTGTTCGCCGTCGCCGCCGTCACCGGCCTCGATCCGGCCGTCATCCGCCCCGACCTCGCCGACTGGGTGGCCGCCGAAAAGCTGCGCCGGCGCAAGACGCTGGCCTTCGAGCGCTTCGGCCTGGCGCGCGTCGCCTTCGGCCTGGAGCCCCTCGCGCCCCAGGCCGCCAACCTCGAGGATCCGCTGCTCATCGACCTGGTGCGCCTGTTCGCCGCCTGCCGGGTGGTGAGCCGCCATCGCGCCCTGCCGATCAACGAGGTGCTGGCCGGCCGCGCGCCCGGCCAGCGCAGCGCCAGGGCCCTGGCCTGCGCCATCGCCAAGGTGGCCGGCGAGGCGTCGAGCTCGAACCTGGCGGTGCTGGTCGGCTTCAGCCGCCAGAACGTCGACAACGCCGCCGAGCGCTACCTGCGCGCCTGCGACGGCGACGATCCCGAGGACGTGGTGGCCGGCCGGGTCATGGAAAACGGCCGCCTGCGTCGCGTCAAGCTGGCCGACCCGGCCCTGCTGGTCATGGAACAGGAATTCGCCGCCATCCTGGCCGGCGACGACAAGGGGAAGAAACGATGAGCGAGATCTGGGAAGACTGGGAAGAGGCGGCGCCAGCGGCGATCCCCACCGGCGCGAAGCTCAAGGGGCCGGGTGTTAACGCCAAATCGGTGGTGTTGATCAGCGGGCAGGTGAACCTTTGGCTCTACCTCAACGGCCCGTTGACCCAAGCCTTCGGCGCGGCGCGCTCGGCGCGGCTGCGCGTCAGTCCCGGCGGCGAGGAGGTCTTGCCCATGATGCGCCTGGACCTGGGCGCCGGCGACACGCCGGTCAGATTAATCGCCACCCGGGGAAGTTCCGCGCAGGGCGGCTCGCGCCTGAACATCCGCGCCCCACGCTGGCTGCCAAGCATCGACAAGGGGCCTGTCGCCCTGCGGATCGTCGCCCAGGACGCCACCGGCGTCACCCTGGCCTTCGACCTCGAGGCGTGGAAAGCCCCAGCGCCGGCGACCGCCCCCAGGCCGCCGGCGGCCACCCCCCCCCCCTGCGCCCAGCGCGCCGATCGGCGCCGTGCAGACGGTCACCGGCCGGGCCCTGACCACCATCCTGCAGCGGGCCGGCTACCAGGCCGAACGGATCCGCGACGACGCCTGGATGATCGACGGCGAGGAGAAAACCCCGGAGGAGGCCAACGCCATGGCCAACGCCTGGCGCGCCGAGAATGGCGTGGGCGCGATCAAGCTGGCGCGCGCCTGAGACCATGACCGCCGGCCCCGACCCTCGCGAGATCAGCCTGATGCTCGCCGACGACATCGAAAAGGTCGTCGGCGCGCTCGGCATCGTGATCCAGCGCCGCGACCGCCGGCGGCTGACCTGCCTCAGCCCATGGAACGGCAAGCCCAAGCTGGAAGTGGAGATCTACCCGCGCCCCGGCAAATGGAACGATTGGATCGAAGGCCGCTGGGGCGACGCCCTGGGCCTGGTGGCGTGCATCGTCGCCGGCGTCGCCGATCCCAAGGACCGCCGGGCCCTTGGCCAGGCCATGGCCTGGTCGCGGGAGTATTTCGGCCTGGAGGCCGGCGGCTTCGATCACGACGCCTGGGCCCGGCGCCGCGCCGAGGCCGAGGCGCGGGCGGCCAGGGCGGCCAAGGCGGCCGCTCGCGAGCTGGCCGACGCCCGCAAGACGGCCCATGGCCTGTGGCTGGCCGCCGAGGTGCTGACGCCCGGCGACGTGGGGTGGCAGTACCTGCAGGCCCGCGGCGTCGACCTCGCCCGCTTCGCCCACCAGCCCAGGGCGGTGCGCCTCAGCCTCGCGGCGCCGTGGTACGATGGCGGCGACGCGCCATCGTACGTCGGCCCGGCCCTGATGAGTGCGATGACCCTCCCCGATGGCAGGCCAGGCGCTTTGCACCGGACTTGGATAGATCCCGCCAGGCCCGGAGAGAAGGCCGCCATCACGCCCAACCGCAAGATGTGGCCCGACAGCCAGGGCGCCGCCATCCGCCTGTGGCGCGGCGAAACCGGCCTGACCGAGCGCGAAGCGACCGATCGCGGCGTCGTCGAGGATCTGGTGGTCTGCGAGGGCGTGGAGGATGGCCTCAGCGTCGCCCTGTGCGTCCCCGAGCTGCGCGTGGTGGCCGCCGGCAGTCTGCCCGGCATGCTGGCCTACACCCCGCCCAAGCACATCCGCCGGGTGATCGTGGCGGCCGACAACGACTGGGGCAAGCCCCAGGCCGCCGCCCTGCTGGACCGCGCCTGCGCCAGGTTCCACGAGCTCGGCAAACTGGTGTCGATCGCCAGGAGCCCCGAGGGCAAGGACTTCAACGACCTGTTGCGGGGCGTCTAGTGCCCGGCAATCAGACGTTCGGCGAGCACGAACCTAACCACCTAGCTATCTACGACGCCCTGCCGCGACGATTGAAGCAACTGCTGGCCTGCGCGCCCACGAACTACCAAGCCGGTTGGGTGCGAGACCTGGTCAAGCGAGATGGTGAGGTCGAAGCCTATACTCGGGCGCATCGGCACATTTGTAGATGGGAGCGCGGCATCACCTTGCGTCTATATGGCCCACACCACCCGAGCCTTGGCGCATGACCGACGAAGTCTTTCATCCGCCAGGCTCGCCCGAGGCCCTGGAGCAATATCGGGCCATCAAGGCCGAGATCGACGCCAAGCTGCGCAAGGGGCGCAGCGCGGTGCTCGACAACGTCGGCGACTGGACGCCCGAGCCGCCGCCGCCGCCCAGGCCGCCAGGCGGCGACGACGAAGAGCCGGACGACGACAGCTCGCCCCGCGACGACGCGGTGCTGTTCGACAAGGTCATGATCCCGCGCCTGTTCGGCAAGGTGATCCGCCAGGTGCCGATCAGCCTCCCCGACCCCTGCCCGATCAGCTGCCTGGGCCGGGCCGGGCGCCTGTATTTCTACCTCTCGCCGAAGGGCGAGCTGATCATCCTGGCCGACGCCGAGCACGGCCAGGCGCACATCGCCGGCCTGTGGTCGCCCAACATCAACGACCTCAACGCCGCCTTCCCGCAGTTCAACCAGCAGGGCAAATTCCAGGGCTTCCGCGCCAACTACGCCAGAGACGCCATGATGGGCGCCTGCAGTCTAAAGCCGGCCTTCCAGGCCCACGAGCGGGTGCGCGGCCGTGGGTGCTGGCGCGATGAGGAAGGCCAGCTGGTGCAGCACCTGGGCAACGTGGTCATGGTCGGCGCGGTGGAGCACAAGCCCGGCGAGATCGACGGCTTCGTCTATCCGGGGCGCCCGCCTCTGCGCCCGGCCGGCAAGCCCAGCCGCAAGATGGCCGGCGAGATCTACGAGCGCATGAAGCGCTGGAATTGGGCGCGCGGCGACCTCGACGCCCGGCTTTTGCTGGGTCAGGTCAGCGCCGGCGTGCTTTCGGCCGCCCTGGAGTGGCGCCCGATGGCCTTCCTGTGCGGCGGCGCCGGCACCGGCAAATCGACCCTGCAGCGCTTCGTGCGCGCCCTGCAGCCTGGCCGGCTGTTGTCGACCATGGACGCCTCGGAGGCGGCCCTGCGCGGCCTGCTGGGCCAGGACGCCCTGGCGGTGAGCTTCGACGAGATCGAGGCCGACGCCACCAACGACAAGGCCCAGCAGGTCATGAAGCTGGCCCGCACCGCCGCCAGTGGCGATGACGCCTATCGCAGTTCATCGAGCCAGGAGGTGAAGCAGTTCACCCTGCGAGGATCCTTTCTGTTCTCCGCCATCATCCCGCCCAGCATGCGCCAGGCCGACGCCCAGCGGATCGCCTTCCTGATGTTGCGCGAGCTGCCCGCCGGCGCGCGCCTCGACACCCTGGCCCCGGCCCACCTGCGCGACCTGGGCGACGCCCTGGTGGCCAGGATCACCAAGGCCTGGCCGGTATGGCAGAAGACCCTCGACACCTTCGTCGCCGGCCTCGAGGCGGTGGGCCACGCCCAGCGCGGGGCGATGCAGTTCGGCACCTTGCTGGCCGCCGCCCACCTGGTGCTGGAGGACGGCGCGCCCACCGCCCTCGATGTCGCCTTCTGGTGTGAGCAGCTGCGCCGCGATCGCCTGATGGAATACGAGAACGACGCCCCCACCTGGTTGCAGGCCCTGCGCCAGGTGCTCACCGCCCAGCCCGACGTATGGCGCGGCGACGGCTCGCCGACCGTGGCCGAAATTGTCCGCAAGTACCTCGACCTCCCACCAGATGAATTGGAGGACAAAGAGCGCGCCTCGCTGCGATCTAAACTTGAACGCGCGGGCTTAGCGCTGGTGAAGAACCGTAAGACGGGCCGCATGTTCCTGGCCATACCGCCGCGACACCAGGCCATCGCCGACATCTTCGCCGGCAGCGACTTCCAGAAGCGCGGCGGCGAGGGGGCCTGGTTCCTGCCCCTGCGCATGGCGCCGGAGATGAGCGGCCCAGAGGACGACGCCGGCGTGCTCCTGGTCCAGGCCGTGCCCCGCCTTTCAAGCCAGCGCTGCGCCCTGTTCCGGCTCGATGGCGTGGTGGACATCGGCGGCACCCTGACACCGATCTTTCCGCGCCACGTCGGCGAGGACCTGGTGGCCGACCAGGCGCGCGAACCCGGCGAAGACGGGTGAGCCCCGGCGTTGCACCCCGGCCCACGGGCGGAGAGTTTCTAGGCCGCCGCGCCACAGGCCAAATGACGGGCCCGTAACTCGCCCGGTCAGTCGGTTCCGTATACGGATCAAGCCCTTAGCCCACCAGTTACGGAGTTACGGAGTTACCTCGCGCGCCCACGTCGCGCGCACGCCCGCCAGACTTCGGGCCGGGGGACTGCATAGGCGCGAGGTTGTCAGTCCGTAATTGTGTAATTCGCCTTGTAAGTTGTTGTTGTTGAAGGCGGATCGAGTGACGAACCGAGTTACCGATTGTCACTCGCCCCGACGTTGCGCCTGGCCGGCGGCGGCGATCTTAGAGAGCGGATTAACTAAGGGGTCGATATGGCGGAGGGACCAGGCGGCGTGCGCGCCGCCCTCGCCGAGGTGCTTGACCAGGCCGAACCGGACCCTGACGAAGTCCAGGGCGTGCTGTTCGACGCCCTCGGCGAGGATGAGACCGGCGCCCTCGACGCCCCGTCGCCATTGTCGGCCCTCCTGGCGCCGGCCAAGGGCAAGGGCGGCCGCCGGCCAGGCTCACGGAACAAGCGCACCGAGGCGGTGGTGGCCTGGTTGCTCTCCCAGCATCGCCACCCCCTCAGCGTGATGATGGAGGCCTACTCCATGACGCCCGCCGAGCTCGCGGCCCGGATCGGCCTGGTGGACGCCGCCGGCGCGGTCACCGGCGACCTGTTGGAGATATTCAAGCTGCAGCTGCGCATGGCCGAGGCCGTGGCGCCCTACGTCGCCCAGCGCCAGCCGCTCGCCGTCCAGATGGATATGAAGGCCGGCCTGACCATCGGCTTTGAGGGGGTATCGCTTCCCGCGCGCGGGCGGCCTGGTGACCAGGCGCAGGTGGTTGAAGGGCTGCGTTTGCCGTTCAAGTCGGACGGTGAAGTCGGACGCGACGCATAAGCACCTGATATGGCAAGGCATTCCTTCTAAGTAGGCGTTAGCCGCCGCCTGGCGAGGGCCTTTGACGAGGCCGACGCCCGAACCCTTATGCGGGGTACGTCCCGCACATTGCAAAGTTGCGAAAAAGGGAGCCGGCGGAAACTGATCGCGAACCGAGGGGTGGGGGAGGGGTGCGCGCGTGTTGGATGTGAAGACCTACAGGCCGGCGGGTCCGGTGATGAAGGCCTTCCACGAATCGAGCGCCTTCTTTCGATTGATGGCAGGGCCCGTCGGGTCTGGCAAGACGGCCGGGGCCGGGTGCGTCGAGATGGTGCTGGGCGCCATGGTCCAGGAGCCACACCCGGACGGCGTGCGGCGAGCGAAGTTCGGCGTGCTGCGCGACACCTATCGCAACCTCTACAGCCAGTTCATCCCCAGCTGGTTCGAGTGGTTTCCCCGCGAGCTGGGGAGCTTCGTGGGCTCCGATGACCGCCCGGCCCTGCACGCGTTCTCGATCGACACGCCGATCGGCCCCTGCGAGGTCGCCGTGGAGATGCGGGCGCTGGGGGCCAACAGCGTCGAGAAGACCTGCCGCGGCTGGAACCTCACCGGGTGTTTCCTGGACGAGGCCGACCTGATGCCGGAGGAGACCATGAACTTCCTCACCGGCCGGGTGAAGCGCTGGCCGGAACGGCCGTACCGGGTGACCAAGGGGGTATGGGGGACCTTCAACAAGCCCGACGTCGACCACTGGACCTATCGCTGGTGCGAGGAGGATCCGCCGGAGAACTTCGCTTTCTTCGATCAGCCGAGCGGCCTCCTAGACGGTGGGCCGCCCTATATTCAGAACCCGAAAGCAGAAAACCTCGAACGACTTGACGAGGATTACTATGTGCTTCAGGCGCAGAGCAACCCGGAGTGGTATGTCACGCGGATGGTGCGCAACAAGTGGGGTGCGTCCGTATCCGGCGAGGTGATCTATCCGGAATTCCGCAGCGAACACCATGTGGCCCAGACGGAGATGCGCCCCGAGCCCGGCCAGGAGCTGTGGCTGGGGGCGGACGGCGGCGGCACGCCGGCGGCGGTGATCTGCGGGCGCGACCGCTGGGGCAGGCGCATCGTCTACGCCGAGGTGGTGCTGTTCGATCCCTTCGACCCCAAGGGCCGGCGGCTGATCACCGGCGCGGGCCCGGTGCGCCTGGCCGACGCCATCCGCGACGTGATGACCGAGCGCTTCCCGCGCAACCGCCTGCGCCTGGGCTACGGCGACCAGGCGGCCTTCTACGGCGCCGATCGCGAGTACGGCGAATACAGCTTCATGGAGGCCCTGGGCCTGAGGCTGAAGATCGGCATGCTCGCCCCCTCCAACGAGATTTACAAACGCATCCAGTCGGTCAAGGGGCTGATGACTCACTGGATCGACGGCCAGCCCAGCCTGATCATCAATCCTTCGTGCAAATGGCTGAGACGAGGCTTCACGGCCGACTATAAATATGAAGAACGCGACCCGAAGAACGAGGGCAAGAACCTAAAGCCCCGCAAAACCGCGACCTCGCACATTCACGATGCTCTGCAATACTTCTGCCTGGGCGACGTGGGCGACGCGGGGGTGCTGGCGGGCGAGAAATGGGACCGTCAGCGCCAGGCTACGCCGGCGGGCGTGGGCTCCCCCATCTGGCAGCAGATCGACCGCCAGGAGCGGGACAGCCTGGCGCGGGACGGCCGTACCGGCGATGGCCAGGGCTATGACACCCGGTTCGACGTGTGGAACTCCTAGCCGCCCCGGCCAGCGCCTTCGATTTCGCCGAGGCGCTGGATGACGGCGGCTCGCTGCCGATCCGGCTGACGCGGTGGTCCTTCGGCCTGTTCGCCCGCCAGGTGGACGCCGGCGGGGCGGTCACATTGCGCGCCGGCGGCCAGCTGGTGATGATCGCCGGCCTCTACCACGCCGGGACCTTCGCCGAGGCCTGGTGGGCGGTGGGCCCGGCCCTGCGCGCCCATCTGCGCCCGGCCCTGCGCCTGTGGCGCGATCTGTTCGAGAAGGTCGGCCTCGAGGCGGCCCCGCTGGAGGTGCGGGCCCATGTGCCGGCGGCCAGCGTTGCGGGTCACCGTCTCGCGCCACTCTTCGGGCTCACCAAGGCCGGCGAAACGGAGATCCCGCCGTTTGGCCGGCTGACCGTATGGCGGAGAGACTTCACATGCCCATGGTCGCCCTCCCCCTCATCCTAGGGGCCGCCAGCATCGGCGCCGGGGCGCTGGAGGCCAGCGCGGCGCGCGGCCAGGCCAACAAGGCCGCCGCCCAGCAGCAGATCGCCATGCAGGCCCAGGAGCGGGCCAGCCGGGCGGCCGAGGAGGACGCCCAGCTGCAGGCCACCGGCCAGGACGCCTCGACGCGCATCGCCAGGGCCGCCGGCCTGCATATCCTGGGCTTCCAGGGGGCCAGCGCCGGGGCGGTGGACAGCACGCTGGGCGCCAGCCCCAAGGGCTCCGCCTCCACGTTGGGCGGCTGATGGGCCGCTGGACCGCCGCCGAGATCCAGCAGCGGGCGGCGCACGCGGAGAGCCTGCGCGGGCCGATCAATCTGGAAATCGACCAGTGCATGGACCTGTGCATGCCCTGGCGGCGTCGCCAGGCGCGCAACAACGGCCGCGACACCTTCGGCCTGCTGTTCGACAGCACCGGGCCCACCGCCGTGCAGCGTTTCGGTGGCCGCATCCAGCGCGATCTGAGCCCGCCGTTCCAGAAGTGGTTCAACCTCGAGGCGGGGCCGATGGTCCCCACGCCGATGGTCGAAAAGATCAATCTGCAGCTCGAGACGGCGACCATGATGGCCCACGCCGTGCTCGATCACAGCGCCTTCGCCACCGCCAGCGCCGAGGCCTACGCCGATCTGGCCATCGGGACCGCCGCCATCCTCGGCACCGAGGGCCCCGACCGCTGCCCGATCATCTGGCAGGCCGCGCCGCCCTGGGCCATGGGCATCGAGCAAGGCCCGTTCGGCACCATCGACAACGTCTACTGGGATGACCAGAAGCCGATCTGGCACCTCAACCAGCTGTGGCCGGGCGCCGACTGGGGCGCGTCGATCAAGGCGCGCATCGTCGCCGGCGACCGCAACAAGGTCCGTATCCTGCAGGCCAGCTACTTCGACGACGACATCGACAAATGGCGCATCGCCATCGTCAGCCTGGAGAACGGCGAGAAGCAGATCGTCTGGGAGACCGAGCGGCGCAGCAACCCGTGGATCATCCCGCGCTGGTGGACCACCAGCGGCAATCCCTGGGGCCGAGGCCCGCTGATGCTGGCGCTGCCGGACATCAAGACCCTCAACAAGACGGTGGAGATGGTCCTGCGGGCGGCGGCCTATTCCCTGGCCCCGCCGTTGATGGTCACCCACGATGGCGTGGTAAATCCCGACGCCATGCGCCTGGCGCCGAACGCCCTGATCCGGGTGGCCCGCACCGGCGGTCCCAACGGCCGCAGCATCGAGCCCATGGAGATCGGGGCCAAGGTCGATCTGGCCCAGATCGTGCTCACCGATCTGCGGCAATCGACCAACAAGACCCTTCTCAATGAGCAGCTGCCGCCGGTCACCGGGGCGGTGCGGTCCGCCAGCGAGATCGTCGAGCGGGCCAAGGAACTGCAATACGACGCCAGCGCCGCCTTCGGCCGGCTCAACCACGAGCTGGTGCCCGACGTCATCCGGGTGGTGCTGGACATCCTCGATCGCAAGAAAGTGGCGCTGATCGACTGGAACAAGATGAAGATCGACCAGCTGGTGATGAAGGTGAACGTCATCAGCCCGCTGGCCAGGGCCCAATCGTTGGACGATGTCCAAAATACCGTCCAGTGGCTGGAGACCATGAAGGCGATCGGCGGCGACATGATGCTCGCCCACGCCAGCAAGATCGAGGACGTCGGCCCCTACCTCGGCAACCGTTTCGGGGTTTCCAAGACCCTGATCAGGCCCAAGGCCGAGCGCGACGCCCTGGAGAAGGCCGCCGCCGCGGCCGCCGCGCAACAGCAACAGAACGGCGCTCCCGCGCAACCAGGTGGCCCGGGGCCGCAACAAGCCGCCCCGAAATCCCCCGCCACGTCGCCCTTCAGCGGCGGCGCGACGCCCGCGCCGTTCACCCCGCCGCCTGACACCCTCAGCCTGCCCGGGCCCAGTTTCGGAGGCCCGTCGCACTGATGCCGCCGCTTACCGCCGACCAAGCGATGGAATGGCTGCGCACCAACCACATTGCTCCCGATCCCGAGGCGGATCCGCGCGCCCACATGAATGCCGAGCTCGACAAGAACGCCCGCATGTTCGCCGCCGTGTTTATGGGCCACGAGGGCCAGGCGGTGTTACAGCTGATCCTCGAGGCCAGCCTCTTCCGCCCTCCGGTGGATCAGCGCCTGCGCGGCGGCGAGTACCGCCGGTACGCCCAGGTCCGCGAAGGCCAAAACCAGCTGGCCGCCACCATCCTCGCCTACATCGACCACGCCCACACCCTGAAAGGAACGTCCCATGAGCAACAGCGCGTCACTGGTGGCCATGACCCCGAACCCCGACACGGCCCCATCTCCGGCGGCGGTGGTGACGGACCCGGCGACGACAGCGCCGGCGACGACGCCGGCAGCTTCCTCGCCGTCCGGTGATCCGGCCCCGGCGCCTGCCCCGGCGCCCGCTGCGCCAGCCCCGGCGCCCGCGCCCGGTCCGGCCCCTGCGCCCGCCGACCCAGCCGCGCCGCCTGCGCCGCAAGCCGATCCCGTGGTCGATCCGGCGGCCACCGCCGCCGCCGCCCGCGCCGTCATTCCCGAGACGGCGGACGGCTACGCCCTCAATGTGCCGGACAATCTGAAATCGATCCTCGCGCCGGAGAGCCTGGCCAAGGACCCCATGGTGGCCACTATCCGCGAGCACTTCAAATCGACCGGCCGCACCCAGGGCGAGTTCGACCAGCTGTTCGACACCATCGGCGTGCTGCAAGCCAAGGGCTTCGTGCCCAAGCCCCTCGATTTCGCCGCCGAGCGCGCGGCGCTGGGCGAGAACGGCGCGGCGCGCCAGGCCGAGGTGGAGACCTTCGCCAAGGCCATGAAGAGCCGGGGCGACCTGGACGACGCCGAGTTCGGCGAACTGATGAGCCTCGCGCCCACCCGGGCCGGCGTAACCCTCGTGGAGAAGCTTAGAAAAATGACCGGCAACGAAACCGTCAAACTGCCCACCGACAACGTCGAAGATCCCAAGGCGGCCGAACAGAAGGCCGCCCAGGCCATGCAGGACGATCCCCGCTACCAGACCGACCGCAAGTTCAGGAAGGCCGCCGACGAAGCCTACATGAAAGCCTTCTGAGGCGGCCGCGTTGCGCCAGGCCGAGGCCTCTTAGCTTCAGCCAGGTCATCAACCCTTCGCCGGCGTGGCCGGCGCTCCTGGAGCCCGCGCCATGTCCGAGAATATCCCGTCCTGGTTCATCAAGAAGTACACCGACACCGTCGACATGCTGGCGCAACAGCGCACCAAGCGCGTCGCCCAGTACACCAGCGGCGGCGGCACCTTCATCGGCAGCCAGGTGTTCTTCCCGCGCATGGGCGCCGTCGAGATGTACGACAGCACCCGCTTCGCCGAGATCGCCATGGCCAATGCGCAGATGGACATGGTCAGCGTGACCGCCAATCCCAAGTTCGTGGTCATGGGTGTGTGGGATCCCGACAAGACCAAGTTGAACATCAACCTGGCCGCCGAGTACGGCCGGGCCAGCGCCATGGCCGGCTTCCGGGCCGAGGACAACATGGTCATCACAGCCCTCAACAGCGCGGCGGCCAACGGCGTGGTCGGCACCAACGCCGACGGCACCACCAACACCGCCAACATCTTCACCCTTGGCGATTACAACACCATCGCCGACCTGGACGTGTGGAGCGCGGCGGTGGCCCAGCTCGGCACCCAGGAGAAGTTCGAGGGCGAGGAGCTGTGCGCCGTCGTGCCCTTCAAGGTGAAGGTGAACAACAGCCTCGACCCGTACATGGCGCTCAACAACGTCAAGAACAACAACGTGTGGGACGACATCAACTGGACCACGTTCCAGCGTCTCAACGACCAGGCCGGCGCGCCGATCACTCAGGCGACCGACGCGGCGACCACCGGGGTCGATATGTTCCTGTTCTGCCGCAGCGCGGTCAGCTCGGACTACAACAACGAGATGACCACCATCAACGAGCGGGTGGGCGGCCGGCTGACCGATCTGATCGGCAACTGGTTCCAGGCCGGCGCGGTGGTCAAGGAAGCCGCCGGCGTCGTTCGCGTCAAGTCCAAGTACAACTTCGCCCTGGCCCGCAAGGCGATCCCGATCGCCGACCTGGGCCCCAACTAGATCTCGGGTTCTCTCCTCTCCTGAGACCAACTGGGGCGGCGGTCGCAAACCCGCCGCCCCTTTTTTCTTCGCGGAGCCGCCATGGTCCAGACCGATCTCGACGTATGCAACCTGGCCATCACCCGCATCGGCGGCGAGCCCATCGACGCCCTGGACGAGACCACCCCGCAGGGGGCCTGGTGCGTCGCGCAGTACCCGCAGGCCCGCGATTGGTGCCTCGGCAAGTATCGCTGGGCCTTCGCCAACAAGATCGCGCCCCTGTCGCCCAGGCTGGTCACCCCGACCGACTGCCCCGCCGCCTTCGCCTATGACATCCCCGCCGATGTGATCGGGGCCATCTTCGCCTATCGCAGCGCCGCCAAGCGCGACCGCGCCTTCGAGGTGCGCGCCGAGCTGGTCAACGGCTACATCGCCAGCGACTGCCCGACCCTGTTCATCGAGCACACCGGCCGCGTCGCCGAAAACAAGTGGCCGGTGTGGTTCGTCGAGTTCGTCAAGACCGTTTTCGCCTCGGGCATGGCGTCCGGCGTCGGCCAGAACACCCAGCTGGCCGCCCAGCTCTACCAGATGGCCTTCGGCACCCCGGGCGAGGCCGGCGAGGGCGGCCTCTACCAGCAGAGCCGCAACGAGGACAGCCGCAACGCCCCGCCGCGCACCGCCTTCGGCGCCGGCTTCAGCTTCGATGACGGCGACCTGGTCAACGCCAGGTTCGGCCCCGGCTTCGGCTTCGGCCCGGCGTGGCTGAGCATTCCCTTCGTCGGCCTGCCCGGCTCCTTCGGCTTCCCGACCTTCATCGACTTCGGCCCCAGCGGTGACGGCTGATGCCGCAGGAAGTCTTCCGCCAGGGCAACTTCACCAACGGCGAGCTCGACCCGCAGATGCTGGGCCGCCGCGAGCTGAAGGCCTATTTCGCGTCGCTGATGGGGGCGGAGAACTGCATCCCCACGCCGCAGGGGCCGATCGCCCGGCGGCCGGGCCTGGCCTATGTCGGGCCGATCCGCAACCCCATGGCCCCGGTGGACGCCAGCGGCGCGGTGCTTTCCGCACCGAATGGGGGCGACACGAGCGGCGTCCTGGGCGGCGCGCCGGCGGCGAGCTTCATCGTCGGCAAGATCGAGGGCGTCACCCTGACCATCTACAGCGCCGTGGTCGGCGCGGTGGCGATCGGTCAGATCATCACCGACGACGCCGGCCTGATCCCCGGCGGCACGGTGATCGTCGGCGGGGCCGGCAGCAGCTGGACGATCAGCCAGAGCGCCAACTGCCCCAAGGAGCCGATGAGCTGCTTCGCCCCCGGCCCGGTGAGCACGGTGGGGATGAGCAACACCGATCCTTATGTGTTCCTGGAGATCGACTTCGGGACCCCGACGCGGATCTCCGCCCTGGACATCGTCAACGTGGCGGTGATCCCGGCCGGCGGGGCCGGCGGCGACGGCAGCGGCGGCTATACCCCGCCGCCGCCGATCAAGCTGCCCTATGGCGGCGGCGGCGGCTTCAACGGCGGCTTCTTCCCGTGAGCACCATCCCGAGCAACGTCTTCGGCGCCCTGGCCCTGCAGTATTCGACCGACCTGGGCGTGACCTGGACGACGTTCGGCATCGGCCACAGCCTGGGGGCCCTGATCGAGACCCGCCGCTTCGCCCTGGCCCCCGGCCAGAGCGTCACCGCGCAGCACTGGCGGATCATCGCCACCCAGGGGGCGCACCTTCCCGGTCCGCAGGACTGGGACACGGCGGTGATGCGCTGCGACGCCATCGGCTTCTGGGCCGAGGCCCTGACCCTGGCCGACGACGCCGCCGCCGACGTCGAGCTGATGGCCTTCAACTACGACGACCAGACCCAGCGCTACATCCTGCCGGTCACCGAATTCAACGTCGACGTGTGGAACCTGGGAACCTGGCAGAGCGCCATCGTCGCCCCATGGGACGGCGCCCAGGCGGTGGCGCTGGGCCGCACCCAGATGCTCGACACCATGCTGTGCTTCAACCAGCAGGTGCAGCCGCAGCGGATCATGCGCCAGGGCGCGGCCATGGAGTGGGACAGCCGGGCCATCCCCTTCGATAATTTGCCGCTCTACGACTACACCGGCAAGAAGCTCGGCGGCGTCAACGCCGTCCAGGAGCTGTTCTTCATCGACTACGCCGGCGGCGACACCTTCAATATCACCCTGGAGGGCCAGACCACCCAGGCGATCGCCTGGAACGCCGTCACGGCCACCCTGGCGGCCTCGATCCAGAGCGCCCTGGAGGCCCTGCCCGGGGTCGGCGCCGGCAACGTGGTCGCCGCCGACGGCGGCGGCGGGGCGGTGGTGGTGACCTTCCAGGGCAAGCTGGCGGCCAGCGACGTCTCGACCATGGCCCCGGTCACCCTGCACTCCACCGCCGGCGGGGTCAGCGTCGCCAACATCACCACCGGCAAGGCCGGCGGCGAGCCGATCATCTCGGGTAGCCGCGGCTGGCCTGGGACCGGCACCTTCTACCAGCAGCGCCTGTTCCTGGCCGGCCTGGCCGGGCGGCCGGAGACCTTCCTGGGCAGCCAGATCGGGGCCTACTTCAGCTTCGACACCGCCGGCGCCACCGAGGCCGGGGCGCTCAATGAGAACCTCGACACCGCCGACGTCACCGCCGTCACCAGCATCTTCTGCGGCCGCAACCTGCAGATCTTCACCAACAGCGCCGAATTCTATTTCCCGATGGAGCCGATCACCCCGCCGGCCCCGGTGGTCCAGGCCACCCGGCGCGGCAGCGAGCCGACCATTCCGCCGGTGATGATGGACCGCAGCACGATCTTCGTGGGGCCGGGCGGCGACAGTCTCTACGACTACATGTTCCAGTATTTCCACAACAACTATGAGAGCACCTGCATTTCGGTGCTGGCCAGCCATATCGTCAGGGGCGTCATCGACCTGGGATTTCGCAAACACACCAGCACGACCGATTGCGACATGGCGGTGATGCCGCGCAATACCGGCGACGCGGTGGTGATGGTCGCCCTGCGCGACCAGGACATCACCGGCTTCGTGCCGTGGACCACCACCGGGAGCTTCCTGGCCGCCGTCGGCGATCTGGGCGGCGATCTCTATGTCGCCACCCTGCGCACCCTGGGCGATGGCTCCCCGCGCCGCTTCCTCGAGCGGGTCGATCCCACCTGCCTGATGGATTGTTCGATCGCCACCACCGCCGATGACGCCCGCATCGTGGTGACGCCGGGGGTGGACGGCGGCGCCGACACGGCGGTGTGGACCGGCAGCGCCCACCTCGAGGGGCTGACCGTCAGCCTGTACATCGACGGCAGCGATGCCGGCGACGCCATCGCCAGCGCGTCGATCCCGCTGCCCACCGTCCCCAAGAACACCCTGGAGGTGGGCCTGAATTTCCAGCCCACCGGCCTGACCCTGCCCTTCGTGTTCCAGAACGATCCCCGGGCCGGCGCATCGATGCGCCCGACCGTGGGCGAGATCGCTTTCCGGCTCGGGCCCACCAGCAACCTGATGGCCGGCCTGGCCGGCGGCAAGCTGTGGCGCGTGCCGCTGAAGACCCGATCGGCCGGGGTCGGCGGCGACGCCGCGTTCCTCGATCAGGGACCGGGGCAGAATGCCTTCACCGGCTGGACCAGGCTGAAATTCGTTCCGGGCTTTCGCCAGGATGCGCAGATCACCTTCACCCAGACCCGTCCAGGTCCCCTCTCGATCGAGGAGATCGTGGCCACCGCCTCGAGCTAGGAGACGTCAGCCCCGTGCAGATGGTCAGCGGCCTGTTCTCCGGTTTCTCGACCAATGGCGGGGCCGCGCCCGGGGCCGGCGGCCTGGTGGGCGGCGACGCCGGCGGCAACCCGCAGGGCTTCGGCATGGGCGGCGGCGGCGGCATTCCGGGATCCGACATCCTGGGCGCCGCCCGCTTCGGCACCAGCGCGGTCTCCGCGCTTTCCGGTTTCGCCCTGGCCAACGCCCAGGCCAACGCCCTCGACGAGGAAGCCGGCAACGAGACCATCGCCGCCCGCGGCGACTATGTGCAGGCCCAGCAGAAGAACAACCAGATCAACCAGGCCTTCAACCAGGTGATCGGCCGCCAGCTGGCCACCGCCAGCGCCGGCGGGGTGGACATCGGATCGGGCAGCGTCATCGAGGCCGGCCGCCAGGCCGAGCAGCAGCGCGACCGGGTGGTCACCGCCAACCTCACCGGCGCCCAGACCGACGCCGCCATGCGCACCGCCCAGGCCCAGATGCTGGCCCAGAGCGCCAGCGTCACCCGCACCGCCGGCCTGCTCGGCGGCATCGCCGAGGTGGCCAAGGCCGGGCTGAGCTGGGCGCAGATCGGCGGCGGCGGCTGATGGACGCGGTGTTGGTGGTCAGCTGCACGCGCAGGCAGGACGGCAAGTTCCTCGTCACCTTCTGGAAGGCCGGCGAGAAGAAACACGCGATCTCTGACGGTGAGGTGCGCGCCGGCCGGACGATCCGCGTCGATGGCCAGCGCGTGGTGACGGGAGCCACACCTTGAGCCTCGAGCAGATCATCGCCGACTGGATCCGCGCCGCCTGGCTGCGCGACCATCCCGACCAGCCGTTCAGCGACGACGCCCAGTGGCCGGTGGAGAGCGCCCGCGACCTGGCCCGGGTGCTGCGCAGCAAATACCACATGAAGCGCCACGCCGGTGGCTGAGCCCTTCCCCCAGCTCGAGGCCGGCAACCCGGTCGAGGAGGCGGTCAGCCCGCCCAACCTGCTGCACGCCGTGCCCCAGGAGCTGGGGGCGCTCAGCGCCCACATGGAAGGCGTCGGCAATGTGCTGGGCCAGATGGCCGCCAAGGCCGCCGGCGCCGAGGGCCAGGAGGCGGCCACCCGCGACGTCGCCGCCGGCGCCGTCAACCCGGCCAACCCGGTCACCGAGTACGGCGCGACCTATAACAGCGTGGCCAAGCAAGGGCTGGACGCCCAGCGCAAGGCGGCCCTGGTCGGGGCCATGGGCCAGGCCTTCGCCGCCAATCCCGACGACCCGGCCGGGCTCGACAAGGCCCTGACGGCGGTCAAGGCCGGCTTCGCCCCCACCCCTTACGGCGAGGTCAACCAGAGCTTCGACAACGAATTCGCCCTGCAGCATGCCGATCTGATGAACAAGGCCCAGCTGGGCCTGCGCCGGACGATGACGGAGACGCAGGCGGCGGCGTTCCAGACCGACTTTGCCACCGCGAGCGGCACCCTCGAACAGATTGTATCCGGCGCTTCTTTCGACGCCGCAGGCGCTGCGAAGGTGACGGCGGCTATTGGCAACTTCGCCCAGACTTTCGCGAAGTACGGGCCGGCCGCCGCCTACACAATCAACGGTCAGGAAATCCCCGCAGATGCCAATCGTACCGGTTGGGTCAGCCCGGTAGACATCAACTCGCACGTGCTCGCCGCAGTGTGGCACGCCAAGGGAACCTGGGCTAAGTCCGCCCAGCTGTCGCTGCCAGATGCGGCCAGCCAGGCGAAGTTCGCCGACGACTTGCGCGAGGGGTACGCGAGCGGCGACCCGAAATTCGCTCCGCTCTTCGCCGGAATGACGGGCGAACAGGCCCAGGGCATCTTCACCGCGACCGATGCCCAGGCCGGAAAGGCCGGGCAAGACGAGAAGGTCGAACAGAACACCCACGCCCAGGCCGCCGAGCAGGCGCTGGAGGCCTACCAATGGGGCCACGCGGTGGACTGGCACACCGCCGAGGCCGACGCCCAGGCCAGCGGCAGGGCCGACCTGGTGGCCAAGGTCAAGGCCTTCGAGACCGTGCCCGAGCAGACCCGGGGCGTGTTGAAGACGGTGCTGGCGCGCAGCCTTGGCCTGATCCCCGAGCCTGGCGCCAAGGGCATCGCCCCGGTGGCCCTCGACGCCAACGGCAATCCGGTGGCCCAGCCGGCCGCGCCGATCAGCGCGCCGTTGCCCGGCCAGGACGCGGTTGCCGACCAGGTGCGCGGCGTCGCCGCTGGGGCAGGCGCCACCCCCGCCGAGGCCAATACCCTCGTCAAGATCGCCCAGCTCGAGAGTTCGCTCGATCCATCAAAGAACAACGGCCAGAGCCAGGGCCTGTTTCAGTTCCGGCCCGGCACCTGGGGGCGGATGGGCGGCGGGGATATCACCTCCGTCCGTGACCAGACGGTCAATGCGCTGAGCCTCCTGCGCTCGAACACGGCCGTGCTCACGCAAAGCCTTGGCCGTCCGCCCACGGAGGGCGAGTTGTACCTGGCCCACCAGCAGGGCGTGGCCGGGGCCCAGGCCCTGCTGGCCAATCCGGGCGCCACGGCGGTGAGCGCCCTCACCCCGCTCTACGAACATCAGCATCCCGGCCAGGGCGCGCAGATCGCCACCCAGGCGATCGTCAACAACGGAGGCCAGCCCGGGATGAGCGCCGGCGCCTTCGCCGCCAAATGGACCGGCCGGCTGGACGGAGCGGGCGGCGCGGCGTCCGCCGTAGTTCCGGATGTGCCGGCTGGCATTCACGCCGCGCCGCCGGGGCTGAGGCCCGGCACACCCGCTTTCCTCGCCTGGGGGAGCACGATGCCTGGCTTCGCCGCAGATCCCATCAAATTCGCGGCCGGCGATAATTCCACCAGGCTGCCGTTGGCCACTGTTCCGCCGATGATCCCGCAGGCGGCCTTCGCCCAGGACCCCGGACAGGTGGCCGGCTGGACCAAAGCCATGCAGGGCCGCTTTGCCTTAGCCGGGAACATGCAGAAGGTTTATTTCGTCCCGTTTCGGATGTTCACCGACGCCGAGAGGGACGGCTACAAGAGCTACCTGCAGCAGCAGCCGGCCGCCATCGTCACCCTGGCCTCGCGCCTGACCACGGCTCTGGGGCCGGCCGGCGCGTCCGCCGCCCTGCGCGAGATCGGCGCGGACGGCGATGTCAACGTGCCGATCCACATTGGCCAGCTGCAGGCCTGGGGACTGCCGAATATCGCGGCGCGCGCGGCCGATGGCCTGGCGCTGAAAGCCGCCGGCGCCAGGGACCCACGCGAGGCCCCCGGCCTAACCAGCTACACCAGCCAACTGGACGCCGCGCAGCGGGCGTTCGGGACGGCCTTCCGTAACGATCCCGGCGTGATCGCCAGCGCCCGGCAGGTGGCCGATCTGGCGCGCCTCAGCGACAGCCAGAAGGGCGTGGAGAATCCGCCGGAGTTCTACCTGCAGAGTTCGCTCGGCATGAGCGTCGATGGCCAGGGCCACAACTGGGGCGGCGTGGCCAAGGTCAACGGCGCCCAGACGCTGCTTCCCTACTGGCTGCGCCAGGACCAGGCCGAGCCGGCCTTGTCGGTACTCGGGCGCAATATGCCTGTCAGCCACATGCCGCTTTACACTAACGGCCAGCCGATGAGCGCCTCTGAGTTCGCCAAAATGCAAATCGTCGCTCGCCCCGGTGGCCTCTACGGTCTAGTTTTTCGGGACACGCAAAAGCTTGCGCTCACCGCTGGGGGCCGGCCCTTCCTATTGGATTTGAACGCCGTCCGCGCCTTCATCTCCAGCCACCTTCCCGGCGCGGTGAGGCGCTAGGATGGATGGCGGCGGCTTCGCCACGAGCATTCCGCAATCGGACGCCGAGTTCGAGAGCAACTACACGCCCGGCCGCCAGGATGCGCCGATCCCATTCTGGGACAGCGCCAAGGCCAGCCTGGAAAACGGCCTGGCCAACCAGACCATGGGCGCGCGGGAAAACTATCTGTCCACCGCCTACCTGCAGCGCGACAACGACATCGCCAGGCGCACCGGCGAGCGGGTGGCCCAGCCGAGCGACATGCTGCCGATGGCCGGCGACCCGCAGAGTGCGCCCGATTACTGGCACATGCTGGGCGGCAGCCCCGACGTCGAAGCCGCCTATGAAGCCAAGGTCGACGCCCTGCGCCTGAAATACCCCAGCCAGATGGCCGGGGTGCAGACCGCGACGCAGCTGCGCGCCCAGGTCGATCAGGAGCTGCAGGGCTTCGCCTCGCGCGCCGCCGCCGGCGGCCAGCAGCACCCGGTGGGCAGCTTCCTGGGCGGCGCGGCGGCCAGTTTCGGCGATCCGCTCAACCTGGCCCTCGGCGTCACCGGCGTCGGCGAGGCCGCGCCCCTGGCCATGCGCGTGCTGATGCAAGGCGGCATGTGGTCTGGCCTGATGGCCGGCGAGGCCCCGTTCAAGGCCTTGGAAGCGGGAGAGGTCGGCGGCCCGGCCTATGGCGTCACCGAGGCCCTGGGGGACATCGCCGGCGGCGCGGCCGCCGGGGCCGGCTTCACCCTGCTGCATGGCCTGCTGAAAGGCCCGCTGGGGGCGCTGATCGGCCGGGCGGGCGAGTATCTGCGCGGCCCCGAGGGCGACGCCGAGCGGGGTGCGCTCAACGTGCTCGACGGGGCCGGGCTCGACAGCCAAGCCATCGGGCCGCTGCGCGGCGGCGCGGATTTCGAGGCCGGCCAGGCCAGCCTCGACGCCGGCGCGCCGCCGCCGGCCATCGAGCCGTCACGGGATCTCGGCGACCTGTTCGGCGAGGTGACGCCGGCGCCGGGCCCGGCGCGGGATCTCGCCGGCCAGTTTTCCGGTCCGGAGGGGGCGGCGCTCTATGAGCGCAGCGAATATCGCGGCCGGGCGATCTATGGCGGCACCTTCGATCCGGCCAAGCTGGCCACCGATCCGGCCACCTTCCAATATAAATCGGGGGGAGACGCGGCCGGGGTCACCGACCGGCTGAAAGGCGTGCAGGCCTGGGACCCGACCTCAAGCGGCAAGATCATCGCCTATGAGGGCGAGGACGGCGCCCTGACCATCGCCGATGGCCACCAGCGCCTGGGTCTGGCCACTCGCCTCGAGGCGGCCGGTTTCGAGCCGCGCCTGGACGGCTACCTGTTCCGCGCGACGGATGGCTGGAGCCCGCAGGACGTGCGGGTCATCGCCGCCCTGAAGAACATCCGCGAAGGCCAGGGCAACCCGCTGGACGCCGCCAAGGTGCTGCGCGAGGCGCCCGGCGCGATCATCGACGATAGCCTGCCGGTCAGCGGCGACTTCATCCGCCAGGCCAAGGGCCTCGCGCGCCTCAACCCCGACGCCTTCGGGGCGGTGATCAACAAGGTCATTCCCGAGCGCCAGGGGGCGCTGATCGGCGAGTTGGCCGGCGACCGGCCGGACCTGCACTCAGGCCTGGTCAAACTGCTGCACGCCGGCGAGCCGGCCAACCAGGACGAGGCCCACGCCCTGATCCAGGAGGGCCTGCTGGACGAATGGATCAAAGGCCAGGGGGCGCAGAGCGACCTGTTCGGCGACAGCCCGGCCCAGAGTGTGGCCATCGGCCGGGCGAAGCTGCGCGCCTGGTTGCTGAAATCCCTGCGCGGCGATACGCGCCTATATGGCCAGCTGGTGCGCCACGCCGACGCCATCGAGGCCGGCGGCAACACCCTGGCCCGCGACGCCAACGAGGCCAGCCTGGCGGTGACCAACACCGCCCTGGAAAGCATCGCCAAGCTCGGCATGCGATCGGGCGAGCTGGGCGACGCCATGAACGAGGCGGCCAGGCGCATCGCCGCCGGCGAGAAACCCGGCGACGTCGGCAAGGGCATCCTGGCCCGGGTCAAGGCGGCGATCGCCAACGGCGAGCGCATCGATGAGGCCAGGGCCGGAACCCTCAACCCCGCCGCGCCCACCGCCCCGGCCGAGAAGGCGGCGGCCGAATTCAGCGAGGTCGGCGGCAAAGGCATGCGCGAGCAGCTCGCCGAAAAGCCCGAAGACGTTCGGGAACCACCGGGAACCCGGGAACCGCTGGGAACTCCGGGAACTTCGGGAACCGGCGAGCCCGACGCCAGCGCGTTCCACCCCAGCCTTTTCGACGACATTCCAGGGGCCGAGCGCGAAAGCGCGGCGCTCGACCACCTGAAAGCCTGCGCGCCTGGGGATGGATGATGGGTTTCGATGAGGCGTTGAAGATCGTCAAGGCCGGCGGCCGGGTCACCCGGAAGTATATGATGTGCTCGCACCTGGAGATCGTGCATGTCGCCGACCGGGCGGCCACGGAGAGCGGTCTTCAATATTACCCGGCCGTCTACCTGTGCACCGAGCGGCGGCACATGGCTCCCTATGGGGCCTTGTCCGACGATCTTCTGGCCGAGGACTGGGAGGTGGTGGGCGAACTCTCCACCACCTTGACCGAAGCCTGATGGACTTCAGCAAGATCCTGAAAGCCCTGCGCGGGGGCAAGAAGGCGCGGCGGTACGGCTGGGCCGACTGGCTCGAGCTGGCCGCCGCCGGCGGGGCGCTGGTGATCCGCGTCCACGACACGCCGCGCAGCTTCCGCCGCTGGGTCCCCGACCAGGATGACATTTTGGCCGAAGATTGGGAGATCGTCACATGACCGCGACCGAAGGCTACTGCATGGAATACCGGGCGCCGCTCCGCGAGCGCATCGGCCGCTGGCTGGGCTTTCACCATCCCTACGTCCAGCGGCCGGAAAGCGACCTGTGGATGGTGACCGTCACCCATGTGCACCTGAGCTTCCTCGACCGCTTGCGCGTCCTGGCGACGGGCCACCTGGTGATCGAGGCGGTGACGGAAACCGACGTCATCGTTGCGAAGGCCGTCACCCGCAGCGCGGCCAGCATCGTTCTCTGACATGGCCACCTTCGGGGAGTGCATCGCCGACGGCGTGGCCCAGGGCGCGATCGACGCCGAGACCGGCCACGAGCTCAAGGAAATGTACGGCGACGCCGTGGCGGCCGCCGGCGCATCGATGAGCCCTGGCGAGGCCGACCGCTTTGCCGGCAAGACCCTGGTGGACGCCCTGGAACGGGCCAAGATCGACAAGCTGCGCCAGCAGGCCCTCAGCATCCGCGTGCGGCGCGACATCCTGGAGGGCATCGCCGGCCTGAAAGAGCGGCGCGGCTACACCGGCGTGGAGGCCCTGGGCGGCAAGGGCGGCCAGCCTCCCAAGGGCGGCTGGGTGCAGGGCGGCGCGCCGCCGAAAGACGGCCCGTTCAAGAACGGCGCCCAGGCGGCCAAGGCCCTGCCCAAGCTGATGCGCAACAAGGGCGGTCTCAGCGGCGCGCCCCTGAAAGGATCCGTGGAGGGGCGCACCCTGGCGGTGCGCGGCCTGTTCGACGCCAAGATGGCCAAGGTGATGGAGACCTTCCAGAGCCATTTCGGCTTCGATAGCCCGAACCGGGCGCGCAGCCAGAACCTGGTGCGAGAGGCCTTTGGCGAGAAGACAGGCGATCCCGCCGCCCACGAGCTGGCGACCGCCTGGGGCGAGACCGCCGAGCTCAGCCGGCAGATGTTCAACGCCGCCGGCGGCTCGATCGGCAAGATCGACCGCTGGGGCATGCCCACGGTGCATGACGCCGCCGCCATCTACCGCCAGGGCAAGGCGGCGTGGGTGGCCAAGACGCTCCCGCGCCTGGACGCCGGCAAGATGGTCGACCGCCTGACCGGCGCGCCGTTCACCCAGAAGCGCCTGGCCGCCAAGCTCGGCGACATCTTCGACCGCATCGTCACCCACGGGCTGATCGACCGGCCGCCCGGCGAGCGCACCGGGGCCGGCATGCTCGCCAACCAGCGCGGCGAAGAGCGGTTTCTGGTGTTCAAGGACGCCGACAACTGGTTCGCCTACCAGAAAGAATTCGGTCTGGGCGACCCGTACAACGCCATGGTCAGCCACCTCGACGACATGGCCAGTGACATCGGCCGCATGCAGATCCTCGGGCCCAATCCCGATCACCAGTTCGACTGGCTGGTGCGCTTTGCGCAGCGCGAGGCGGCCATCGAGCACTTGAACGGGGCCAAGGGCGCGCCCGACGCGGCCCGCAGCGCGATCAAGATCGCCACCAACATGTACGACGCCTTCACCGGCAAGAGCGCCATGCCGGTCAACGAGAAGCTGGCCAGGACCGGGGCCACGGTGCGGAGCTACCTCAACGGCGCGGATCTGGGCGGGGCGATCCTCACCGACATGCCCAGCGCCCCGATGTTCGGGGCCATGGCGCGGTCGTTCATGGGCATCAAGCTGCAGGGCGACATGGCCCAGCTGGGCCAGCTCCTCCTCGACCCCGGCGTGCGCGCCGACGCCAGGCGCATGGGCTTCATCAATGAGACCGCCCGCGACGGCCTGGTGTCCGCCTCGCAGGACAGCCTGCGCAACCTGACCTCGGGCGAAAAGGCCGTCAGCGGCATGAACGTCTTCGCCCGCAAGCTGCCGGCGGCGGTGATGCGGATGGAGGGGCTCAGCGGGTCGTTCGAGGCCAGGAAGCGCAGTTTCCGCCTGAGCTTCATGGGCGCCCTGGCCGACGCCATCGACAAGTCCCTGCCCGAGCTGGCCGCCGGCGCGCCCCAGGACCGCGCCCTGGCCCAGGAGTTGAATGCCCGCGCCTTCACCCCGGCCGACTGGGATGCGATCCGCGCCACGCCGGTGTGGCAGCCACGGCCGGGGGTGAATTTCCTGCGCCCGCAGGACATCGCCGCCAGCGCCACCCAGGATCTGGGCCTGCGCGTCGGCGAGATGGTGTTGAACGGTGAGCAATATGCGGTGCCGGTCAGTTCATCGCTGTGGACGAGGGCGGCTCTACTGGGAGCAGACGCGCCCGGCACTATGATGGGCGAAGCCAGGCGCAGCTTTACGATGTTCAAGACCTTCCTGGTCAACGCGCAATATCAGTATGGCGAAGAGCTGTTCCTGAGGGGCTTGCAGAAGGCCGGCGGCAACCAGCTGGGCGGTGCGGCGTGGATGGGAACATGGGCGGCCGGGATGATGGGCTGCCTGACCTTGAGTGGCGCGGTCACCGTGCAGCTGAAGCAGCTGGCCCGTGGTCTCGACCCCCTGCCGATGAACACCCCACAATTCTGGGGCGCGGCGGCGGCGCAGGGCGGCGGCCTGGGTCTGCTGGGCGATTTCTTCTACAGCGCCCACGCCCGCAACGATAAGAGCGCGCCGATCGCCGGCGCCGGGCCCACCGGCCAACTGGTCAGCGACGCCTGGGACATGACCGTCGGCGAGCTCGCCGACCACCTGCAGCATGGCCAGCACCCGAACGCCCGCGAGCACGAGCCGGCGCGCCTGGCCCACGACGTCGCCGCCTATACGCCCGGCGCCAGCCTGTGGTGGGCGCGCCTGGCCTTCGACCGCATGATCGTCGACAACCTGCGCCGGGCCACCGACCCCGACGCCGACGCCGCTTTCCAGCGCCAGGCGGCCGCCATGCAACGCGAGCGCGGATCCGGGGCCTGGTGGCCGGCCGGCCAGACCACGCCCCAGCGCGGGCCGGACTTCGCGGCGGCCATGGGCGGGGCGCACTGATGGCCGAGCACGCCCCGACCTCGCGCGAAGTGCTGGTCGGGGTCCACGCCCTGACCGAGATCGTCAAGGCGGTGGCCACCGACGCCCGCGAGGCGCGCGACGGCATGATCGCCATCAAGGCCACCATGCTCGAGCAGAATGTCGGGGTGCGCATCGAGGCGCTGCACGCCGAGATCAAGGCCACTAGCACCGAGATCCGCTCGGACATGGTCAACGCCATCACCAAGGCCCGCGGCGAGTTCCAGGCCGGGCTGGCCGACCACGACCTGCGCATCGACAAGCTGGAGCAGGCTCGCGACCAAAGCGGCGCCAGGGCCGGCATCCTCAAATGGCTGGCCGACCATGCGCCGTGGCTGCTGGCCATCGTCATCTCCGGCGCGGCCTTCCTGGGCCTTGGCCAGCCCCACCACTGAGCGCGTTGCACCTCCGCCGGCCCCCCTAGTTTCATCCTCGCCAACAAGGGGATGAGCCGCATGCGCCAGGTCAAGTTCAGCCTGTGGATCGGGGGCGCCTATGCCCTGCTGGTGCTGGGCCTGGCGGCGCTGATCCTGTTCCCGCCGGCCGTCCGCGCCGCCACCAGCGTCCACGTCGAGTTCCAGCGGGCCGGCCACGTCTACGCCGCGCAGACCATCACCGCCATCGGCTCGACCCCGGCCACCACCAGCGCCGCGCCCAGCTGCGGCGGGGTGACCTGCCAGGCGCGGATCAGCGTCACCCAGGGGGCCGCCGTGGTCACCTGGGGGCCGGGCTCCAGCGCCACCCAGTCCAACGGCGCCCGGCTGGAGCCGATGCACGGGCCGCTGGTGGTCAACCTCAACACCGGCGACGTGGTCAGCATCGTCGAAGCTGCCGACGCCGCCATGGGCTCGGACGCCCAGGACGCCAGCTACGGCCAGAGCACGGCGGTGGTGGTGGCCACGCCGATCGCCGCGCCGGGCCGGGCGCTGGGCATCAACTGCACCGTGGCCGGCAATCTGACCGTGACCCTGGCCGGCGACAGCTCGAGCATGACCTTCGCCATCCCGGTCGGCTTTCAGGTCATCCCCTTCCACGTCGGCAACGTCACCGTCTGGACCGGGACCGGGAGCATCTGGAACCTGCCATGACCCCCTCGCGCTTTTCCCTCGCCGCCGGCATCATCCTCGCCCTGGCGGTGGCCGGCCCGTTGTGCGCCGCCCCGATCGTCCCGGCCCCGCCGCCGGCCGGGGGCGGCGGATCCGGCACCGTCACCAGCGTCGTCGCCGGGACCGGCTTGACCGGCGGCACGATCACCGCGACCGGGACCATCGCCCTGGCCAATCCATCGGCCTCGACGCTGGGCGGCATCGAGAGCCTGGCGGCCACCACCCACCAGTTCATCAACGCCATTTCGACCCTGGGCGTACCCACCGCCGCCCAGCCGGCGTGCGCCGACATCAGCGACGCCGGCGGCGGTTGCACCCTGGCCACCAACGGATCCGGTAACCTCGTCCGCGTGACGGGCGCGACCCTGGTGACCCCGACGCTGGGCGCGGCCACGGCCACCAGCATCAACGGCGACGCTCTGACCACCGGCACCTGGACCCTGAACGGCGCGGCCGGCAAGACATTGTTGTTCAACAACTCCATCACCCTGGCCGGAACCGACGCCCAGACCTACACCTTCCCGACCACCACCGCGACGCTGGCCCGCACCGACGCCGGCCAGACCTTCACCGGCACGCAGGCCTTCGGCGTGGTCACCGGCACCACCTGGAACGGCTGGACGCTCAACAGCGCCACCGTCAGCCTGACCGGCACCACCGGCCAGACCTACACCCTGCCGACCACCACCGCGACCATCGCCCGCACCGACACCGGCCAGACCTTCAGCGGCACGCAGAACATGGCGGCGGTCAACGCCACCGGGGCGGCGGCCGTGCAGATCTCCACCGTCACCATCGCCGGTTCGGCCACGCCGACCTGTTCGGCCACCACCGGCTCGCCGACATGCGCCGTCAACGCCCACAGCGGGACGGTGGGCATCAAGATGACCCTGGGCGCGGCCGGCACCGCCACCACCATGACCATCACCCCGGGGATCACCGCCGCCAACGGCTGGGTGTGCGAGGCCCATGATCTGACCACCACCACCGAGCGGCTGTTCATGACCGCCAATTCGGCCACGGTGGCCACCCTGACCTTCACCAACGCGGCCGGCACGGCCACCCCCCCAGGCGCGACCGACGTGATCTGGGGGAGCTGCTGGGCCCTGTAGAGTGAGCACCCTCGCCCTTTCGCAGCGGTGCACGGCCGCCGTCGTCGCCTTCGACGGCCAGACCGCCTTCATCGCCGACTTCCCGGCCCTGCCGGTGGGCGGCCCATATGTCGGCCTGTACATCCAGTCGATCCGCGCCGGGGTGGTGTCGATCCTCGAGCTGGGGACCGACTGGAACGTCACCCTGCCCGGGCCGAGCGGCTTCACCGCCGTGCTCGATGTGGGGGCGCAGGCCGGCGACCAGGTGATCGTGTTCGGGGCCATCCCGCCGGCCCGCGCCCGGGCCTACACCGCCGGCGGGGCGGTGTTCAGCGAGCAGCTGGAGGGCGACGGCACCGGCTTCCAGGCCCAGCTGCAGGAACACGCCCGCGACATCACCCGCGCCCCCCTGGCCCCGCTGGGGGCCACCGGCGGGGTGTTGCCGACGCCAGTGGCCAACAAGTTCCTGGGCTACGACGCGCAGCGCAACCTCATCGTCCGCGACAGCACCGGCGCGCCGGGCGACAAGGGCGATCAGGGCATCCAGGGCAACCCGGGCGGCCAGGGCGTTCCGGGCAATGACGGCGGCCCGGGCAGCCCGGGGGCCAGCTTCGTCACCGTGCCCAACGCCTCGGGAACCCTGGCCGGGCGCACCGCCCACGACGGCGAGGCCCAGGGCTACGCGTACCTGGCCACCGACCAGCTGCCCCTGCCGCTGCTGTACATCCACGGCGTCGGCGCGGGCGTGTGGTCGACCGGCGTGCCATTCGGCCAGACCGGGCATTTCCCGGTGACCGGCGTGGCGTCCGCCCCGGCCGGCCTGACCTACACCGGCGGCTGCAGCGGGTCCGTGCTGGCCCTGCTGGCCGGCATGACCTTCAGCTTCGCGCCGGACGTCGCCGCCGCCGGCGCCTGCACCCTCAACCTGACCCCGGTCGGCGGCGCGGCCCTGGGGGCCAAGAACATCCACGACAACACCGGCGTGGCCATCACCCTGGGCATGCTGCCGGCCGGCCAGGTGCAGCAGCTGGAATACGACGGCGCGTCGTTCAAGGTCATCACCACCGCCAAGACTCAGTCGATCAGCACCCTCAACGTGCTGAGCCAGGCCAACATCCAGCACGCCGGCGTCACCGGGGCGATCGTGTCGGTGAGCGCGCTTGGCGAGCTGGTGTTGAGCTCGACCACCGGCGCCGGGGTTGTCGAGCTGGCCCGCTTCGACAACGCCACCGGCAATTTCCGGGTGCAGAACAACGTGGTGTTCGGCGCCACCGCTGGCACGGCCCAGGCCTTTTTCAGCCCGGTCAACCTGCAGAGCTACGTCACCACCCACGCCGACGCCTACGCCATCGCCCAGCAGATCAGCACCGGCACGGCCCTGCCCGAGTTCATCGACGACGTGGCGGCCTATGCGCTCAATTCCACCGCCCCCTACTACCTCAACGCCGGCGACAAGTTCCGGCCGATCTACGTCACCGCCGTGGGGGCCTTCGTCGACGCCAGCTTCACCCCGCAGGGCGGCACGCTGGAAATCTCCATCGCGCCCGGCACGGCCAGCGTCGGCGTCTTCTGCGGCCTGCCCAGCATCACCGGCAGCCCGCCCAGCAGCGCCGCGCCGAAGTGGCGGGGCTTCAGTTCCAGCCAGCTGACCCTCAACGTCGCCGCCAACGCCGCCGGCGGCGTGGTGCGGGTGCATTGCTACAGCGCCACGGATTATTTCCTCGAGGCGGTTCCGCGCAGCGACGGCACCATGCCGACCATCTCCGGATCGGCCAGCGCCGCGCCGGCGCGTGGGGTGCATGTGGCCGTGGCCGGGCAGTCCCTGGGCGTGCACCTGGTCACCGGCGGCGGCCTGGCGGGCCTGCAGGCCGGCTTCGTCACCCTGGGCCTGGCCGCGCCGTGGGTGACGCAAGGGGCGGTGGGCAGCAGCGCCCTGATCCACGGCAACCAGGCCGGCGGCCAGCCGAGCAACTACTGGTGGGATATCGGCGGGGCGACGCCAGGGCCCAACGCCACCAACCTGATCAGCATGATCAACGCCGCCGTGGCCGCCGGCCAGCCGGCCCCCGCGGTGCTGGTGTGGAACCAGGGCCAGCAGGAAGTCAGCGCCATCAGCGCCGGCGGGGCGACCACCTACACGACCTACATCGCCGCCATGGGGGCGCTGTTTACGTGGATCCGCGCCCAGCTGGCCGACGCCACCCTGCCGATCGTCATTATCCCGCTGGGCAGCCAGGACACCCTCAACCCGACCACCGATCTGCAATGCACGGCCGTGCGCGAAGCCCAGATGAAGTACATCGCCGGCGACGCCCACGCCTTCCAGGGCCCGGAAACCTACGACCTCAGCCGCGTGTGGGGGAACATCCACCCCAACTATGCCGGCGACGCCGCCACCGGCCTGCGCCTGGCCGGCATCATCGACAATATCCTCAACGCCCACACCAACGACCTGGGCCCGCACATCGTCGGCTTCAGCCAGCTCAGCACCACCAGCTTCAAGGTGCTGGTCAATCCCGGCGCCTCGAGCACCAGTCTCAACGAGGCGACCAGCGGCATCCAGGGTTTCGGCTTGTGCTCGAACACCGACGCCATGAACGCCACCTTCGCGACGATCACCAACGTCACCAGGTTCTTCAACGGCGGCACCGGCAACCACGAGTTCACCATCACCACGGCGGCGGCCGCCGGCGGCTATCGCCCGGTCTATCCGTTCGGGGCCGGCCAGCAGCTCAACCGCACCGGCCGGATCATCCAGAACGCCATCGGCCAGCTGCCCCTGCGCAGCTACACCGGGCCATGACGGCGTTGCGCCCCGGCGCCCGGCCGTAGTTTGCTGGCATGAGCATCTTCACCAGTCTGCTGACCAGCAAGACCGCCAACAACATGGTGCTGGGCGCGATCCGCACCGCCATGGGCGCGGCGATCCCGGCCATGGTGTCGTCCGGATGGCTGCCGGCCAACGCCGCCACCGGCCTGCTGGGCAGCGTGCTGTTCCTGGCCGCGCTTGGCCTCTCCATCTTCGACAAGCTGGTGCGCAAGCAAGAGATCGCCACCACGGCCGTGACCGTGGCCCAGACCACCCAGGCCACCATGGCCGCCCAGGTGGCCGAGGCGCAGGGCCGGCCGGTCACCATGCCCCCGATCCCCAACCCCCAGTCGTAAGCCCAGGAGTAGCCCCCATGTCCAACCTGTTCTCGCAGATCCTCGCCGGCGCCAAGACCGCCTGGGCCGACATCACCGCCGAGATCGCCACCGTGTTCGGCCCCGAGGTCAAGGCCGGCGTCGCCGCCCTGGAGAGCGGCGTGAAGCAGGCGGCGTCCAACGCCCTGGCCTTCGCCGACACCGAGGCCGGCCCGATCCTGTCGACGGCCGCCGTGGCCGTGGAAGGCGCGGTCGATGGCCTGCTGGCCGCCATCCCCGGCGGCGCCCTGGCCGACCCCTTCGCCAACGCCGGCATCAAGCAGGGCTTCGACATCCTGCACGGCATCATCGACCACGGCTACGCCCAGCTGGCCGCCAAGCTGCCGCCGCCGGTGACCATGCCTCCGATCCCCAACCCGCCCGAGTAGGCGCTCTCGCCGTCCCCTTCAGCCCGCAACCTTAAGGACCCGACACCATGGCTTACAAAGCCGGCAGCCTGACCAAGATCTCCAACCTGCTTGGTCCCGACGACCTGACCAGCCCCACCCCGGGCCTGTTCTACTATGTGACCACCGACACCATCACCACCCTCCTGGGCGCCGGCTATTTCAACACCGCCACCACGGTGGCCTTAGTCGGCTCGATCATCCAGACGGTGTGCGCCGAGGGCCTGAAGCACCTCAAGGTCAGCGCCGTCAGCGGAGCCGGCGTGGTCACCGTCGTCGACCTCAGCTCCAGCGCCGTGGCCGAGGGCCAGGCCACCACCGTCACCGCCTCCGACACCATCGTCACTGGCCTTGGCGCCCTCAAGACCGTGGTGGTCAGCCTCAACGACAACCCCGTCGCCGGCTGCACCTTCGCCACCGGCAGCCTGGGCGACCAGGCCGGCGCGCCGGCGGCCGGCAGCTTCCTGTTGAACACCTGGAACGACGCCGCCCCGGCCGTCGCCGCCACCACCTTCGGCAAGAAGGTCAACTGGATCGCCTACGCGCTCTAAGAGATCCCCGCCGCCCGACCTCCTTTCGTGCGACCGCCGGTCGCGCGCGCTCAGGTCACCCTGATGGCTTCACAAGCGGGGGGCGGAGCACGGGGTCATTGGACCCGCTCAAGGGTGGCAAGACCGGCAGGGGCCTGGCGCGAGCTGGGCCCTTTGCCTTTCCGACCTGGCCGCGCGGCCGCCGGCGGCGCGCGCCCACGCCGTCCGACTTCGGCCAAATTCTAAGTGGATAGTCGGACGATGCGACAGTCTAAACCACTGATTCGATAGAGTGCGCCGCCTCGCCATACTTTAACCAACGGTTAGTCGGTTCATTAAAAGCAGGTGTTGTCCGCGTCTCTACAGATGAACAGAATTGCCGACTTGGCGGGGTGATTTCCGACTTCGCGAAAGTCGGACGTCCGACTTTGGGCCTAGCCGTTCGGCGATTGTTCGCCGCCGAACCGCGCTCGAATGGTCCGGTCCATCCACGCGGCGAAGTCCGCATATCGGCCGGCGTCACCCGGTTCGATCAGCAGCTGAAAGACTTCAGGTTCAGCCGTGGTCTTCTCGACCAGCTGGCCATCGCGGATGACGTAGATCGTCCTCACAGCCGCACCGCCTCTCGTTCCGCCCAGGCCGCCAGCTGGCCGGCCATGTCCAGGCTGCCCTGTTCGCGCAGCACCACATAATGCTCGCGCAGGATGTGCTCGATGCTGGCCTGGCTGTGGCCGGTCCAGGCGTACATCTTGCCGGCCGGCACCCCGGCCTCCCACAGCCGGGTGATGCAGGTGTCGCGGGTGTCCTGCACGCGCTTGCCCGCGAAGGATGCCGCGCCGCCGCCCTCTCTCAGCCACAACGCCTTGGCCTCGGCGAAGCGCTTGCCGAAGGTGCCGGTGTCGTGACGCCGGCGGGTGCGCGGATCCCACAGGAAGGCGCCATCGATGGCGGTGACCAGCTGGGCGCGGCGCCGCTCGATGCGGGCGCGCAGGGGGGCCATGATCGCCGGCATGGCCTCCTGGCCGGCCCCGGCCGTCTTCTGTGGGGTGAAGCGCCACACCTCGCCGGCGAGGTCCGCCAGGTCGGCGCGGCAGACGTCGCCGATCCGCGCCCCGGTCCACAGGCCGGCGGTGATCCCGTCCGCCACGTCGGCGCGGCCGTTGAGGTCGCACCAGGTGACGAAGGCGCGCTCCTCCTCCAGGGTCCAGAACACCCGCCGGCCGGGCGCGGCGCGCAGGCCGAGCTTGACGGCCGGGCTGGCGGCGATCCACGCCGGCTCGAGCTGGGCGGCGAAGGTGAGGAACGCGGCCGTGGCCCCCAGGGCCTGGTTGGCGTTGGAGGGCGACAGGCCGCCGGCGATCAGCTTGCGGTGCCAGGTCACCAGCTGGCCGCGGCTGACGTCGGCGACCCTGTGGTCACCGAGCTCGGCGACCAGGCGCCTGGACTGCACCAGGTAGGCGCGGCGGGTGCTGGCGGCGATCGCCACTTCGCCGGCGTCCACCGCCTCGAAATAGGCATCGACCATGGCCGCCACCGTGCGCTGGCCGGCCGAGCGGCGCGGCCCGGCCGGCGAGATCTCGCCGAGCAGCTGGCGGGCGCGTTCGATCAGGTCGGCGACCCCCTCGCGCTTGTGGGCCTGCTGGGGCGTCGCAGGCGGCTGCAGCCGCATGAGGACGGCCGACAGTGTGGCGGCCGCCTGGGCCCCGCGCTCGCCGCCGGACGCGGCCATTCTGATCTGATCGGCCCACTGCTTGCGCGCGTCGGCCGCGCCGATCGCCTCGCCCCGATCCATCCACTCGCCATCGGGGCGCTTGAGGTCCAGGCCCTTGAGGCCCACGGCGCGGTTGGCCGGCGACGGCTCCCAGCGCGGCCGCCCGGCCCGCCAGGCCAGGCCGTTGCGGATCTTCAGCGGGGTGTGGCGGGATCTCATTTCGGGTGTGTCGAGCCGAAGGCGATGAGATTGGCCATCTGTTTGCCCGTCTCGTCGTCGACGATCTTTTCAACTGCGCGCAGGTAGGCGCGGATTTGGGGCAGCGTGCCCTCGTCGACGGCCTTGGACCAAACCCGAAACGGGATCTGCAGCCTGATCGATCGCTTGCTCATAGGTAGGCTCCGGCGATGATCGATGGCTGGCCCCCGAAGAAATGCCGCCAGCCGACCGCCTCGCCGTCGACATAGGCGGTCACCCAGGTGCCGGCGTCAACCGGGCCGCCGGCGCACCACGCCGCCGCCTGGCGCTCCGCCCGCTCGCGATCGGTGAAGGTGCGGGCCAGCAGGGTGTCGGTGGGCGCCTGGCCGTGGGCATGCCGGGCGGCGTAGGTGGTGGCCATCAGGCCAGGACGTAGCGTTCGCCAGACTTGTCGGTGGCCACCGGATGAGGCGCGTCCGCATGCCGGCTCTCGATGGTATCCACGTTGGTGATCTTCACCTGGTGGCCGGTGTTGTCGGTCCCGGTGATCGTGATCCGTCCGCCGGCGCGCCGGGCGGTCCAGTTGGTCAGCCGTTCCATGGTCGTCTCTCCTGTTGAAGGTTGAACGGGGTTATCCGCCCGCCGCGCCGAGCAGGCGCGCCTGGGCGTCGTCGGCGGACCGGTAGCGATGCTCGCGGTCGTTGGCGGCCACGGCCATGGTCGACGGCGCGGCCGCCCGGCCGGCCTTCCACGCCGCCACCGCCTCGCCCGACCACACCGGCCGGGCGTGGCGCTCGCCGCCGAGGAACGGGGCCGGTAGGCCATGCAGGGCCACCAGTGCCCGCCAGCTGCGCACCGTCCAGTCGTAGGAGCGATGCAGCTCGCAGGCCAGGCCGCGCAGGTCCAGGTCGCGGGTCATGCCCAGCCCACCGCGCTGCAGGCGTCCCGATGATCGACGGGCTGGCGCAGGAGCTGGCCCAGGTCCGCCGGCGGGGACCAGTTGAAGAGGCCCTGGTGGCCGATCAGCGGGATCGGTTCGATGAGGGGGCTGAGGCCTTCGACGCGCCAGGCAAAGCGGCCGGGCGCGAAGTTGCCGGCCGCCTCGTCGGCGGCGGTGAGGCGGTCATTGGCCAGCCAGCCGGTGGGCTCACAGCGGGTGAGCCGGCCAATGGCTAGCACGGCCCCGAGCGGACACGCCTCGCACCAGTTCACGCCCCACACCGACAGGCACAGCTCCTCCGGCGCGCCGGCCACATCGAGGGTCTTGGCGGCGTGGATAGCCAATGGCCCGCGATAGCGCGTCGACCAGTGGCGGGTTTCGTGCAGCTTGACGCCGGCCGCCATCAGCGAGGCCCAGGGTTGCCACAGCGATAGGGCCTTGATGGTCCCTGTTCGTTCGATCAAGTCGAGCATGGACGTCTCCGATAAGGGTGTGCGAACAGGCGGCTCGACGGAGCGAGACCGGAGGCCATGAGCCCCGTCGAGCCGCCAGGGCTCAGCGCGCGCCGATCTCGGCGTCGATGCAGCGCAGCAGCATCTCGAACGACGTGGCGTAGCTAGCTCGACGAACCGCCGCCTCCGCCGCCGCCGCCTCCGCCGCCGCCGCCGCCGCCGCCGCCGCCGCCTCCGCCGCCTCCGCCGCCGCCGCCGCCTCCGCCGCCGCCGCCGCCGCCGCCTCCGCCGCCGCCGCCGCCGCCGCCGCCGCCGCCGCCGCCTCCGCCGCCGCCGCCGCCTCCGCCGCCGCCTCCGCCGCCTCCGCCTCCGCCACCGCCACCACCGCCTCCGCCGCCGCCGCCGCCACCGCCGCCGCCTCCGCCACCACCGCCTCCGCCACCACCGCCTCCGCCGCCGCCGCCTCCGCCTCCGCCGCCGCCGCCGCCGCCGCCGCGCGCCGGCGGCGCACGGCTTCGTCGTAGTTGCGCCAGGCCTGACGGCGCATCTCCGAGGCTTCGGTGCAGAGGGCGCTGTAGTCGGCGCGCTTGGCGGTTCCGCTCAGCAGCAACGCCAGGAGCCGGCCGTGGGCCGCGCGGGTGCGCGGCCCAATCGG